GAAGCAATATCTCGTGCTTCTATACGCTGTAGGACTTCTTCGACCTTCGCATCAATATCAGTAGGCATTTTGTCTTTAGCAAACTTCGGATAGGCTTCGGCAACACCTGCGAACATTTTACCACGCGGCGAGTTCGACTTGGGTGGCGCACCTTCGTTATACAAACGGACATAGGTCGCTGCCCTACGCGCTGCTTCTTCGTCTTTGGCACGTTGTTTTGCTGCCAAGTCGTCCGCTTTGGCTTTCGCTTTCGCTTCAGCGGCCTGTTGCTTTGCTGCTGCACGTGCTTCGATTTCTGACTTCTTCTTGGCTGCTGCATCATCCTTGGCCTTAATTGCCTGTGCTTGCTGTGCGGCCTTTAGACGTGCTGTACGCCCTTCGACTGCGGGACCAGTTGGGTCTGCTAGACCGTCTCTACCTTTGTTCTTTTTGATGAACGTGTTGAGTTTCGATCTGCGTCCTGTGATTGCGTCAATACCACGACCTGCAATGACCGTAGGAATCTGTACAGCCAAAGACTGACCACCAGTTGCAAGTGCTGCACCAGTGTTGATGTTGCCACCAATGATACCTGCTGGATTGTACGAACGTCCGAATGAAGGAAGTGGGTTGAAGGTGTCTGTGAACTGCGAGATGCCGCCTTTCAGACCGCCTGAGTAGACTTCCGTTACAATATTGGACTTACGAAGTGCATTTAGTAACGCTTGTCCTTCTCTGGTGTTACCTACCTGCTGTTGGACGAAGTCGAGGTTCTCTTTGGTGACTGTAGTGGACACTTTGTTTCGCGCTTGGCGTAGTGTCTCTGCAAATTTGGCTTTTGTTTCCGCATCTGCGTCCTTCAACACCTCTTTGCTAAGAACCTTGTAGTTAGCGTCAATTTCTTCACGCATCTTACTACGTGCAGCATTGAGGACAGCATTCGCACCCTTCTGTGACGATGGGTCAATGTCCTTTATGTTTAAGCCTTCGTCTGTAGCAATCTCTTGGAACATACGTGCTACGTCGCCTGCCGCCTGATCTGTCTCAGGGTCTAAGGACTCACGTGGCTTCAAGATACGCTCACCAGTATTACTCACCGTCGAGATGCCGACATTGGCTGCACCAGAAACTGTGGCACCAATGGCTGCTGCGTCACCGATACGGTCTACGACTTCTTGAGGTACATACTCGCCGCCTTGGACTGCTGTACCACCAATAATCAAGCCTTCTTGTCCAGCCTCTTGTAGACCTTCACGTAAAACCTTGAGTGTAGCACCGCCACCCTTCAGTGGCGTAAGTTCGATAAGACCTGAGGCAATCGCTGTCGCTAGGTCAGTACCAGTTGCAGTTGGGTCAAGACCCTGCTGTTCCTTTTCGTCTCGTGTAGCACCAAGAGACATTGTGGAACCTGCGACTGTACCCGCTGCTGCAAGACCTGCACCCACGACAGGTGCTGTGGTTGCTGCTAGACCTGCGCCAACAGATGCTGCGACACCCGCACCTACTTGTGGGGCAGCCTCTGCTGCACCGTAGAGCAAAGAGCGACCTGCGTCTGCATAGTCGCCCTCGCGGATGTTCTTAACGATACCGTCTGCGCCTTCAGGGCGTTGGTAGGTAGATGCATCTAGTTCCGCTTGGTTGCGCTGGGCGACATCTGCACCGTATTGCTCAACACCCTCCATACCAGTTAGTTCACCGATACCTTGGATACCTTTACCAAGCATCTTTTGTGCGTTGTCTACACCGTAGCCTAAAGCACCGCTGACACTTTCGTCTGGGCCTTGTGGTGCTTGTGGTTCGGGTTGTGACGGCTGTTGTTCAAGTTGGGCTTGTAAGGCAGCCAACGCGCCTTCTTTATTCGGACCTGTGATTTTGAACTTACGTCCATCAGGTGCCGTAATCATAAATGTTGGCATACCTTAGCCTTCCTATTCTGAAACCTGTTCGACTGTGTAGTCCGCAGGGTTGAATGTCTGGTTAGTTGGTCGCTGATTGACTGGTACTGTCCCGCCTTGGCTCAGACGTTGCTGAACGCGCTGTAGGGCTTCCATGCGGTCTAGTAACCACTGTTCCCAAATCGCTTCATCCTGAAGGTTGCTTGGGGCTGGTGCCAAGAACAACTTCATCTCTGCGTTAGAGATAGCACCCTTAGTTTCAGCAACACGTAGAAGTGCATCGTCAACTTTGACACGCTGTAGAATAAGGCGTCTTGCTGCGTCTGCGTCACCAGTGAAGTTATCAAACAAAGACTTTGCGATACCGCCTACGCCAGTCAGGTTACCACCCGCTGCACGGCTCTCACGGATTGCTGTAAGTGCGTCTTGGTAGTTCGACATTGCTTCATTTGTAGAAGTAAGCAGTTCACGGTCTTTCTTACTACCTTTGCCGCCACCAGCACCTTTGGCACGTAGTTTAGCCATTTCAAGTTGACGCTTTTGTTCCGCTTCAGCCATTTTACGTGCTTGCTCACGGTTTGCGTCTTGGATACGTCCGTACTCTGTTGTGGCTGCGCCGATACCATCGCCTTTCAGCGCACCTGAGTACATTGCGCCACCAATGCGGATCAATGCCTCGTTACGGTCAACCAGCATCTGTGGCATCTGAGAGCCACGTGCGTTGCTTGTCTTAGGACCAGATGAACTTGTGATACTACCTGCACTGAGTGCGCCTGTAGAACGTCCTTGACCGCCAGACTTCAACACAGGTTCGGATTCTGTAGTTGTAGTCTCAGTTTTTGGCTGAGTTGTGTCTACAAGGACAGGCTGTGGCAGAGGTGCCAAAGTCGGGTCACTGTAGTCAACGTCAGGTACATTCGGGGCCAAAACAGGTGCTGCTGGTTGCGCTGGGTCAACGACTGGCGGTGCAACTGGATCAGGAATGTTTGCCTGAAGTAGTGCTGCGGCCTGTACGTTACCTGCGTCCGCAAGTTCACGTAGTTTCTCTTTCGATAGTGTACCTAGGTATGCATCGCTGCGCTGTGGGTCTTGTATGATAGGTGCGACAGGCTCGACGCCACGGTTCATGTCACCAGATAACACAGGATTTGTGTTCAGGTTGTTACCAGCGTTGATAAAGTCTTGGACACTGTAGTCTTCATAACCTGTCGGGACTGGTGCAGCCGCTGGTGCTTCCTCATTAGGTGGGAAATACGGATTCGGCTGTGTGTTTAAGACAGGATTTTGATTACTTGGGTTTGTCGCTGGAGAAATCTCCATAGGCTTGATGTCCAACACAGGACTAGGTACACCAGCAGAGCCGTATGTACGCGCAATGTTGTCTTTTGCGTCCTGAGGCATCTGGTTATACAACTCTTCGGTCATATAGCCGCCAAACGCCTCTTGGAACTTAGGGTTTTGACTAATTACTTCCCACATTAGTTAAATCCTCCGAGACCCGAGCCGCCGAAGAGTGGGTTAAAGATTTTGCTGTTGCCGATAGCACTGCTAATCTGGTCACCGTACTTCTGTTGGAAGCCAAAGCCCTGCATCGCACCGCCCATTGCCGCTTGGTACGGATCGGTACGGTTTACTGCCACGTTTGACGGTGAGTTTGGTGCTTTACCAAGGATACCAGACTGGTAGTTCATGCGTTGGCGCATCTCAAAGTCACGTGCGTCTTCAAAACGCTGACGGTCATCGTTCAAACGTGCCTGATCGTAGCCTTGTAGTGCGTTACCTGCGTTCATACCAAAGTTTGCACCCTCACCTAGCGTATTCATGCCAGTGTTATAGGCACTCATGACCTGCTGGTTGGCGTTACCCGCAGAGTTTAGGGCTGAACCTTGGTCGATGAACTGCTGAGACTGCTGTGCAAGGCTGCGGTCAATCAGGCGGTCCTGAATACCAGCGGCTACATCAGCGCGGCGGTCATCATAAGCACGTTGTGCAACGGCATCAGCGACACCTGCACGGCTAGAGTTCATGTTACCAGTGCCTGAGGCGTTCAAATTGATGCCTGTGAGCGTGTTTTCCTGTAGATTACGGCGGTCATCACGCATTGCAGCGTCAACAAGGGAAGAACCGTTGTTTGCTGCGTAGTCCATCGCTGTCGATAGGCGGTCACGCTTGGCTTCTTCAGATAAACCTTGGAACTGACTGTACAGATTGTTGGCATTGGAACCAAATTGGTTGTTCTGGCTCATCATAGTGTTGCCAGCGGCAATCATGTTGCCACCAATGTTGCCCATAGAGTTTGCTGTGCCAGTCTGGAAGGCGTTTGGACCAGCGTAAGTGTCGCCAGTGTATACACCTGTTTCTAAAACACCGCCAAGGGCCGCTTTAGAGCCTTCAAGGTTTGCATCTACATAAGGTTCGTACTGTCTAAAACCAGCCATTTGTGCTTCTGTTGCACGGTCTTGTGCTTTGGCTTGCTTGTTGGCACCCATTAGGCCCATCGCGCCGCCGATTATTGCGCCCCACATGTTAAATTCCTTTTGATTTTTTGCTTACACGGCTACCCAAGACGTGCCGTTGTACACGACAAGACCAGTGAAGCCGTTGCCAAGTGGGTTCCAAGGAGAAACCGCGTACCTAATCATGCCCTTACGGACACCCTCAGGTTCTTTTTCTGCAACTTGTACAGAAGCGTCTGATAGTGACCGTATGACAGTCTCTAGTTCGCGTAGTTCCTCTTGGATGTATGGTCCCAAGTTGTCTGCTTCTAGTCGTGGTATCTGGCGTCGAACATAACGCGACACCAGTAGGTTAATTTTGTCTGAAAGAGCCATATGAATCACCTGCGACCAGTGACAGTCACCTCCACGTCCATACCTGAAAAGGCAAAGTCCTTGAGGGCGTCACTTGTCAATTTGTATGATAGGTAACGACCAGAGATACGTGTATCGACCTTGTAGTCGCTCAGTGCATCAAAGGTGTTAGGAGACCCATAGTTCGGGTCAGACGTAGGGATTGCTGAGGCACCAAAGGTAAAGTCAAAAGAACCATCGGGGTTCGGGGTAGAAACCTGTGGTATAACTTTTGTTATAACCTTGTAGCCTGTCAGCGGTATCCCTTGTTCGTCTAGGTCAATCCCTTGTCGCTCTAAGAACACAGGTTGTGAGATACTGGTGTCAATCTCGGCTGCTAGGGAACCTTCGTCCACCAAGTCTAAGCCGTAGAGACGCTTCTCAGTAACACCACCGCCTACATCAGACAGTAACAGTATGTGGCGTCCAAATTGTGACTCTTGGTCGTGGTAAGACCCACCGACTGTAGCATACGTCTGGTTCACGGTTGCGTAGGTCAAAACTGTGTTGACGTTGGCTACGGCACCAGAGACTACGTTAGGGATGTCTTGAAACGTCCAGAGGTCTTCTTTGTAGTTGTAGACTGCTGCACGGTTACAAGCGTCACCATCTGTGTACACAGCCATGTCGTCACCAGTGTGGTAGCAGAAGTATATCTCTTCTAGGTCACTGTTGTGCATGACGAAGCAGCGGTCTGACTTAGAGAAGTCGATGCCGCTATAGATG